TGTCGCAGATGGCCCGGCGCATCGCCGCCGCCGGCGAGCGCGTCGAGGACTACCTCGATGTCGAGTACTCGGTGTCCGAGTCCCGCTTCAACCACTGGCCCGCGGCGCTGCGCGCGCAGTTCGAGCCGGCGCGCACCGTCAAGCCTGGCAAGCCCTCGTTCCGGCTGGCCCTAACCGCGGAGGAATGACCATGACCGCCATCATCCCCTTCCAGTTCGAAGCGCACGCCGTGCGCGTGCAGGTCGATGACGACGGCCAGCCCTGGTTCAACGCCAGCGACGTCTGCGAGGCGCTGGAGCTGGGCAACCCGTCCCAGGCGATCAAGTCCCACGTCGATGCCGATGACCTCCAGAAACTGGAGATCATCGATGCGCTCGGCCGCCCGCAGCGCGCCAACCACGTCAACGAGTCGGGGCTCTACGCCCTGATCCTCGGCAGCACCAAGGATGCAGCCAAGCGCTTCAAGCGCTGGGTCACGCACGAGGTGCTGCCTGCCATCCGCAAGACGGGCCGCTACGCCGCGCGCCACGCCTCGCCGGCCCTGCCTGCGCCCACCCAAGACCGCGTCACCTCGATCCTGCTGATCGGCGAAGCGGTGGCCAAGGTGCCGGGGGTCAGACCCGGCATCGCGATGGCGGCCACGCTCACCTGCATCCAGGAGAACACGGGGCTGGCGGTCGAGACGCTGCGCCGCGCCCTTCCTGCCAGGGACGCTGCCTCCAACGAAGCGATCTGCTCGCTCAACGCCACCCAACTGGGCCAATTGCTGGGTCTGTCGGCCAAGGCCACCAACCAGCGCCTGGCCCAGCACGGCCTGCAGTGGCGCAACGAGCGCGACGAGTGGGAGCTGACCGAAGCCGGCAAGGCCTGGGCCGAGGCGATGCCGTACGCCCGCAACGGCCACAGCGGCTACCAGATCCTCTGGAACCCTCGGGTGGCCGAGCGGCTGAAGGAGGTGGCGTGATGACGCCCCTTCACCCTCGTGACGTCCTTGATCTTGGCAAGCCAATGGCCGGGCTGTGCTCGGCGCGCTGTGGCATGGCATGGCGGGGCAAGCCGCGGCAAGGCCCAAGCGAACTGTGACTGGGCTCGGTTCGGACTGGCTTGGCGTGGCTAGGCAAGGCTGGGCCCGATGTGGCAAGGAACTTTCGATTTCTGGAGATTCGACGATGAAAACCCTTTTGAGAAACGAGGATGCCCTCGGCAACGGTGCCGAGTCGGCGGTCCTGATGGGGGCGCCTTACAGCGTCCGTGTGGTCATCGAAGGCGTGGCGGACTTGTTGTTCCACCGCTGGAACTGCGAGGCCGTCGACGCCAAGGCCAAGGCCACCAAGAACAGCGCCGCCAAAAAAACCGATGACATCGAGAGCTACGTCTATCGCGACAACCAGGGCCAGTTGTGCCTGCCCGGGGAGTATCTGCGACAGGCGCTGATCGGTGCGGCCAAGTTCAAGCAGGACCCCAGGAGTCCACGCAAATCGGCGCAGGACATCACCAAGGCCGGCGTGGTTTCGCTCACCCACCTGGCCAGCCTGGGGACCGACCGCTGGGATTACGAAGACCGCCGCCGCGTGGTGGTGCAACGCGCGGGCGTCAATCGGGTGCGGCCTGCCATGCGTGCGGGTTGGCGCGCCGAGTTCGATCTGATGGTGGTGCTGCCCGAATACCTCGACCGTGCCTGGATCAAGGACAGCCTGGACATGGCAGGCCGACTCATCGGCGTGGGCGACTTCCGTCCCACCTTCGGCCGCTTCACGGTCGTCTCGTTCGAATGAGGAGTCGGCCATGCCATTGCCTATCGTGACGGCCAACGAAAGACTCGCCGAAAAACGCTGCGCCAAGGTCGCCCTCGTCGGTGCGCCCGGGGTGGGCAAGACCTCCCAGATCCGCACGCTCGATGCCGAGCGCACCCTGCTGGTGGACACCGAGGCCGGCGATCTGTCCATCCTCGACTGGGGCGGTGACACCCTGCGCCCGCGCACCTGGCCCGAGTTCAAGGACCTGGTGGTGTTCCTGGCAGGACCCAGCCCGAGCGCCACACCCGAGCAGGCCTTCTCGCAGGCCCACTTTGATCACGTCTGCCAGAAGTACGGCGACCCGGCGCAGCTGGCCAAGTACGACACCTACTTCGTCGATTCCTTGACCGTGCTCTCGCGGATGTGCCTGGCCTGGTGCAAGACCCAGCCGGCCGCATTCTCCGAGAAGACCGGCAAGCCCGACACCCGGGGCGCTTATGGCTTGCTCGGCACCGAGATGATCGGCGCCCTCACGCACCTGCAGCACGTGAGGGACAAGCACGTCATCTACGTCTGCATCCTGGAAGAGAAGCTGGACGATTTCAACCGCCGCATCTACCAGCTGCAGCTCGAAGGCGCCAAGACCTCGGCCGAGCTGCCTGGTGTGCTCGATGAAGTCATCACGCTGGCCATCTTGAAGGCCGACGACGGCACGCCATACCGCGCGTTCGTCACCGGCGCGGACAACCCCTGGGGCTTCCCGAGCAAGGACCGCTCGGGACGGCTTGCCCCCATCGAAGAACCCCACCTCGGAAAGCTCATTGCCAAGTGCCTCGGCCGCACTGCGGCAGCACACGCCAGCGCTTTGTCGCATTCAACCGACCTCAACGCATTCAAGGAGTGATCCGCCATGACCGCTTGGAACGACTTCAACGACGCCGAACAACAGCAAAGCTTCGACCTCATCCCCAAGGGCACGCTCGCTCGCGTGCGCATGACGATCAAGCCCGGGGGCTACGACGACCCGGCGCAGGGCTGGACCGGCGGCTGGGCCACGCAGAGCTTTGAGACGGGTTCCGTCTATCTCGCCGCCGAGTTTGTGGTGCTGGAAGGCGACTACGCCCGGCGCAAGCTCTGGAGCAACATCGGCCTCTCCAGCCCCAAGGGCCCGGCCTGGGGAAACATGGGGCGTAGCTTCGTGCGCGCGGTGCTCAATTCCGCGCGCCACGTTCACCCCCAGGACATGAGCCCGCAGGCGACTGCTGCGCGGCGCATCCAGGGCTTTCATGAGCTGGATGGCATCGAGTTCCTCGCCCGCATCGATGTCGAGAAGGACGGTCGAGGGGAACTGAAGAACGTCGTCCGCAACGCCGTCGAGCCCGACCACCCGGACTACGCCCGGCTGATGGGCGTGCCGCCCAAGGCCCCGGGCAGCGGTTCCTCCGGCGCGCCGGCTGCGGTGGTCCCGCCTCATGCGGTGCCCGCGGCCGCCGTCGCGCAGCCTCGCGCCATGCCGGGCAAGCCGGCCTGGGCGCAGTGAGCCGGCACAGCGCAAGGAGGACGGCGGTGAATGAAGTGTTGGGTCTGCAAACGACAGGCGCGCGGCTACGGCCAACTGGATCTGCGTCACCCGGTGGGCGACGCCCGGCGCTATCCCATCGACTGGGTGTTCTGCTCGCGGCGCTGCCAGCAGGCGTTTGCCGCGCTCTACGGCAACTGGCTGCGGGTACAGGAAGGGCGCATCGACAAGACGGAGGTCGCGATGATCGATCCGTCTGACGTCGAACTGGCCGCGATGCGGAAGTGCCTCAAGGCCTTCGGCGAGGCGGCAGAAAACATCGGTTTCGACAAGCCGCTCGGGGCGTACTCGGAAGCCGAGGCGCTGCAGGTCATCGACGCCATCGTCACCGGCTACACCGAGGCGATGGTCGCGCACCACGAGGCGAGCAAGTATCCGCCGGTGCGGGGCTTGAAAGACCCCGTGTCCGACCCCTTCGCGGATCTGGAAGACGACTTGCCTTGGGAGGAACCGAAGGCGACACGCAAGGAGACACAGCAGGAGGCGCGGCGATGATGGACTTCAACGCCTCCAAGGGCTTCTCGGGCCAGCTGACAGCGCTGATCGATGCCGGGATGCGGCGAACCCGCGCGGCCCAGCTACGCCGCACCTACCTGGGCGCCTCGCGCCTGGGGGCGGCCTGTGAGCGGCAGCTGCAGTACGAGTTCGCCGACGCCCCGGTCGACCCAGGCCGCGAGACCGACGGCCGTCTGCTGCGCGTCTTCGAGCGCGGCCATGTGATGGAGGACTGCATGGCCGCCTGGCTGCGCGAAGCAGGCTTCGATCTGCGCACCTGCAACGACGCCGGCGAGCAGTGGGGCTTCTCGGCACTCAACGGTCGCCTGCAGGGCCACGTCGACGGCGTCCTCGTCGCCGGGCCGGATCTGGGGCCGGGCTTCGGCTACCCCGCGCTGTGGGAAAACAAGGCCTTGAGTGCGAAGTCCTGGCGAGAACTCGAGAAGAAGCGCCTCGCCGTAGCCAAGCCCATCTACGCCGCACAGGTGGCGATCTACCAGGCCTATCTCGGCCTGCACGAGCAGCCGGCGCTGTTCACGGCTGTGAACGCCGACACCATGGAGATCTACGCCGAGCGGGTACCGTTCGATGCGGCGCTGGCCCAGCGCATGTCCGATCGAGCCGTCAAGGTCATTACCGCCACCGAGGCGGGCGAACTGCTGCCGCGCGCGTTCGCCGATTCCACCCATGTCGAATGCCGGATGTGCCCTTGGCAGGACCGGTGCTGGAGGGCTGCGGCATGAAGGACACACCACTGCCCCAGGTGCTGGGCGAGCGCCTGATCGACGCCCGTGAGGCCGCGCATGCGCTGAACCTGCCGCTGTACTGGCTCACCCACGCCAAGGAGCGCCGGCGTCTGCGCCTGCCGCACTACCGGGTCGGCAAGCTGCTGCGCTTCAAGCTCACCGAACTCATCGCCTGGATGCAGGATGCGCAGGCCAGCGGCATCGCGCAGCGCCGTCATGGGGAGGAGGCCGATGCTGGACTTCAATGACTCCGTCCCCCAGGCCGAAGCCGTGGCCGCCGAGCGCCGCGAGGCCGTGCGAGCCGCCCTGCTCGCGCGCTTGGAGGGGCTGCTGTCCGTGCTGTTTCCCGCCGGCCGCACGCGCCGCGGCAAGTTCCTCATCGGCGACGTGCTGGGCAGCCCCGGCGACAGCCTGGAAGTGGTGCTCGCAGGCGACAAAGCGGGCCTGTGGACCGACCGGGCCACGGGTGAGGGCGGCGATGTCTTCGACCTCCTCGCCGCCCATCACGGCCTCGATGCCGAGCGCGACTTCGCGCGCGTCCTCGACTTGGCGGAAGACCTCGTCGGCCGCGTTTCCGCGGCCCCGGCGT